GATAGATTTTTCGTTTTATTTTCATGGTTTTAGGCACTCTTCACGGCATTGAAGTCGTCAACGGCATCGGCTCGGTGGTGTAGAAAGTCAACCCCTTGGCTTTGATGCCTTCCACAAAGTTAACGCACCGACGAATCCAAGCACCGACCTTTCGAGGAGAGATTGTGGATTCCATCATCCGAAACTCAACAACCCTGATAGTGAATGTTCTGGTGAAATTCAAACCGTGGTAGCGATTGCTATGGTCTCTCCAACCACCAGCAAGGTCAACGATGCCTTTGATGTTTGATGAAGGCATCCCGATGATGTCACGAATGCGGCTCGTTGGGTTACGCTTGCAGTATTGATTGTTTTGCCGTGAGTTGTTGCACTCGCTGTAAAAATGCTCTTGCGCTTTGAGATAGCCAACGACCAACTGCTTTAACTGCTCGTCAGAGAAGTCTGATACGTCAACCGTGACGTGTAAGCCACAGTTTGAGTTGACTGCAGTCGGACATTCTTCTTGAATTTTTTCGACTGCAAGTTTTGCATCGAAGATACCTGCGTCACCTGAAAGGATTGGTGACGCGAACTCGAAGCCACATGACCCGTCACGCTTGACGTCCCACTGTCGGCCAGTTGAGTGAAAGTAACGTCCAGTATCAACCACGACTTCGAGGTCACGTGATTGCATCTTGGACGCAATCTCTTGCACTGAGAGGTTGGAATGGGTCTCAATCTCAACTCCCCAGCGACGTCCGACAGAGTCGGGACGGTCTTCTGTCTTTTGAACGGAAGAGCCGTTGGTCACAGAGATTTGAACGTACGGGTTGGCTTTGCGTTGAAATTTGGCTTTGAACTGCTTGGCGAATGCCGCAGCACGAACTTCAGGAGCACCTGAGATCACAGTGCATCGAGGACCTTCAACGTAGGAGTTTTTCAGTCCAGCGTATTGGGCGATACTGCCCCAACGGAAAACAACCACGCTTTTTTCTTGGTTGTCTTCGATTTCGTAAAATTTGTTGTGCTCCGTGTCACCGGAGGCTCCGCGTTGCTCACCGTAGATGGTCTTGTTTGGCATGGTAAGAGTATAGCTGATGAACTGTTAAAAGTAAACAATTAGTCACAACCAACAAGCACCACACGAATTTCAGGAGGTGTCCGTCGTGAATCGTTTCCGCCGTACAGTTTCTTAATGCTCGACACATCGTGTACGTAAAGTTCATTACCGTACGCTTCTCCTGACGTTCCTTTTCCAGCTTTGACCAGTTCCACGAGCAAGGGATGATACAGTCGCGATCACGTACCGCAATGACAGCGTCATCTGGAAGATTTTCCTTCAAACCAATCAGAACTTTTTTTGTTAAAACTTTCATGTGAAAACTTTCATTTCAAAAACTGAGGTTGAACCGCTTTGTACCAACGCTGTGAGATTGCTTTCATTGGTTTGTTATTCGACTCTTTTTCCCATCCGCCAGCGTTCCAGTAGACTTCAAATTCTTCCCAAATTTGTAGAGCTTCTTCCAAAATGGCAGGTGTTCCATCAATCGGTAACACTGGTTGAGCGGTTCCGTCGTCACCGAGTAAAAGGATTTCTCCATGAGGGTAAAGTTCCTTCCACGTTTTCTTAGCTTGGGCAATCACATCTGATTCAGAAGCAAACCGGTCTGTCAAGTCACCCTTCCTGTAGGTGCACCTAATTTTTTCATCGAACATTTCAGTGTCTTTTTTCGAAAGTTCACGAGCTTCCTTTGAACCAAGTGGGCGTTTTACGGTTTGTTCGTTTTTAATTCGTTCTTCCCATGGTAGCGATTGGTCAATAAGCTTGCCGTAGTAATGTTCAGCCCCAATTCCAATTCCGACCCACGAAGAGACTTTTAACCAGATGATTGCAGGACCTTTAAGATTCGAATTCATCAGATCCTAACTCTTCAATCTCAGCATCGAATTTCTTGACGTGCTCTTCTTTGATGAAGCCACAAGCACGAAGACGGCGTTTGCTTGAGATTCTTCCACCAAGTGGAGCATCAACCGCTACTTCGTCTTTCCATGTTTTGATAAGACCTCTGTTGGTGATCCTGTAAACCTGTCCTTCTTCTAGTTTGGTTTCTCCAACCGGCATTCCTCGCAATCCTTCGACTCCAAAAACAATCTCAGGACGCGATGCAACGACGGTAAAAAACGTATCATTTACAGGATTGAACGTGTAAGCATGCAGTGATTGACTACGTCTGTAAACGTAGATTTCACCTTTGTCAAACCAAGCGAGCCCCATAGACCCAAGAGCGCGGTAGATTTCATGTTGCTCAATCAACGGTCCGAGACATTGGCTGTCAACTTCAAGGTGTTTTTCTGAAAGTTGTTTGTAGTTGTAGATAATACCGTTATGAACGTACACGATTTCATTTTGGAAAAATGGATGGGCGTTACGGTCAACAACCGCACCGTGGGTTGCCCAACGAACGTGACCAATTCCTTTAGTAAATTGAGCTGCCCGTTCGATACGATGGTTGCAATTTCTCAAAAACTCAAACGGACTAATTGCTTTCTTGAAAACGTTTAACCGTTGTTTTTCAGTGTCCAAGTAAACCAAACCAACCGAGTGAGGTCCGCACGGAGAAGCGTTACGGTACAAGTCACGAAGGACTCCGTTGGTAATTTTACCTGCCCAAGTAACAATAGCGCACATTAAACGTGACCTCCCATGGCCATATAGCGTCGAATGTCTTCGGCTGTATAAACGAATTTCTTACCGTCAGACGTTCGTTGTGCTATTACTGGACGCAAAGTTCGACCTTTCCTAAGGCCAACTATCCTCATCTCGTTGTTGTTTGACTTGAAAGTCTGACGAAGCCACTCAGGTCGCAACATGTAAACAAAGCATGACTTTTTGTAAAACGTGTAGTCAGGATCAATGATTCGTCCGTATT